ATTCCGGCAAGCCCTGCGAGGGATGGGAGAGTTTCAAGACCAAAAAGGAGGCGCAGGAGCGAAAGATCACGGTCGAGAAAGAACTGCTGGACGGCACATTCCTTGTCCCCGACACCATGACGGTGGAGGAGATGTTGTACAAATGGATTCCGATCCAGTCTACCAAGCACAAATGGTCCCCCAAGACCTACACCCAGTCCGTAGCGATGGTGCAGAACCTGATCGTGCCATATATCGGTAAACGGAAGGTGCAGGAGCTGCGCACCTACGACATCGAGAAGTTCTACGCCACCCTTGCCAAGACCCCCTGCGGGCAGTATGTGAAGGGTATCAAGCAGGATCTGACCAAGAAGCAGAAGAAGCGGCTGCTGTCCAGCACCTCTATCCACGAAGTCCACACGCTGCTGAAAACGGCGTTCTCCTATGCGGTGGAATGGGACTTGATCCACAAGATTCCCCTGCCCCGTGATGCACCCAAGGTCAACATCGAGGAACGCACCATCTGGGACGAGAAAACCATGCTGGCAGCATTGCAAACCATCGAGAACCCTGCCCTGCATCTGGCGGTGCACATGAGCATGATCCTTTCGCTCCGTGAGGGCGAAATTCTCGGCTTGCAGCCGAGTGATCTGGACTTTGATGCCACCGATGGGCGTGGCACCATCTCGGTCAGCAAGACCATGCAGCGAGCCAACAAGGACGCTCTGGAAAAGCTCGACCCCAAGCAGGTCTACTACACCTTCCCGGACAGGCGTGAGGGCAGCAAGTCCTCTCTTATCCTGAAAAAGCCCAAGACCAAAAAGTCCAACCGCATCCTGTATATGACCAAACCTCTGAAAGAGGAACTTCAAGCATGGCTTGAAAAGCTCAAACAGGACGAGCAGAACGCTCCGGAGAAGTACAGCAACTGCGGTCAGCTGTTTCGTCTCCCGGACGGCCTGCCCATCGCGCCGGAGTTGCTGACAAAATGGTACCGCCTGTGGAGAGCCGAGCATCCAGAGTTTGAACAGATCGTGTTCCACGGTCTGCGGCACTTCAGTGCCACCTACCAGCTTTTGCAGTCTGACGGTGACTTCAAGTCGGTGCAGGGCAACACAGGTCATGCAACGGCATCTGTCCTGATGGACACCTACGCCCACACGCAGGACAAGCCCCGGTTGGAGCTGACCGAGAAGATCGAAGCGAACTTCTATTCCCAAGACCTGACCCCGGCAGCACCTCAGCCCCGGCAAAACGAAAAGCCGGCGGCAACAAAAATCTCCGGTAAGGAGATCCTTGAAGCCATCCGGCTGATGGACGCAGACGAACGCAGAGAATTGACGAGAGCCTTGTTCGCCTAACTTCTCTTCTTTTTATGCAAAGGAAAACAGGCTGTGCAAGCCTTGCGCAGAAAAGCCCCTGATTTGGGCAAATGTGCAAGCGGTGTGCAGAAAGTGTGCAGCCGCTTTTCTACATAAAGAAAGAACGTCAAATCTTACGATTTGACGTTCAATATCTGGTGCACCTCCAGGGACTCGAACCCTGGGCCCACTGATTAAGAGTCATTCCAGCCCGCACTCCATTGGTGCAAAAGCAAAAATAAGCGACGAATATACGCTATTCTACAAAGGACTGCGCAAATACGAAAAAGCACCGTGGTAGTCAATCGGTAGTCACACTCGCCCTCAAGCCAAAAATATCAAAATACGATACCAAATATCATTTTGCTGATATAGATTATCCTTTTATGCTACACTCTCCGCAAAGGAGATATGGCTGATGTTAAGGATTTTGTTGTCCGTCCGCTTAGGCGAAAAGCGATGGACTCAGAAGCAACTTGCAGACGCAACTGGAATCCGGCGAAACACAATCAATGATCTTTACCATGAGATGACCGACCGGGTATCTTTGGAACAGCTTGATTTGATTTGCAAAGCCTTGGACTGCAAAATCTCCGATCTTCTGGTTCAAGAAGAAGATTTGGATGATTTGACCCGAAGCAGGCTTGCAACGCCACGGTGCAGATCCATAACGTCCGACAAGTAAGTTATCCCCTTTCCCCGGACACTTCGGTGTCTGGGGACTTTTTTTGCAAAAAATCCACTGCCCGGATACACAATCCGGGCTTTTTATATAAATATATTTGTTTATTTTATCATCTATTTTCTTTATAAAATATCGGTTTTGCTGTTGTCTTTCAAGGCAAAAAGGAAGATACTATAATCACAGCAAGGGAGTACGACCGGAAGGCAAGGGGCGAAGTAAGAGCCGGGAGCGCAGTAAGTCGTGAGCGCATGCTAAGTCAGTAACCCACTCCCCTGCTGCTTTTTATTTTATCTTTTCAGCCAAAGAAAGAGAGGGCATTATGAAAAAGTTTGATCTGTCCGCCATCATGCGCAAGGCATGGAAGCTGTATCGCAAGGGCGTAGCCGCCTTTTCCGAGTGCCTGCACCGGGCATGGAACAGTGCAAAGGCCGAGCCGATCAACGCCCAGCGCATCGAGGAAGCCCAGCAAGCCGCCGGTGTGGCCGAGCCTGTGAACACATGGGCAGGCTGGAAAGCCGCCGGGTACATGGTAGAGCATGGCGCAAAAGCTCTGTTTCAGGCGGTGCTTATCCACAGCAGCAAGGGGGACGGCCAGACCTACCGGGCATCGTTCTTTGCTGCTTCTCAGGTAAAGCCCTTACCCACGGCATAAAGAAAGCCGCCAGCGCTTCAAAAACACTGGCGGCTTTTATCATACCTCTGTTCCATCCGGGAAGCGGAAGTTCACAACAAGTTCTGCGCCCATGGCCTGCGCCATCTGCTCCAGTTCTTCATACTTGAACTTTCCTGTTTTCATTCGCTGGTTGAATGCCTGCGGGGTGGTGTCCATCCGCCGGGCAAGTTCAGCTTCTTTTACTTTGGCAACAGCTTCAGCCATTTTGATTTTCGTTGGGAAATCCATGCTCATCACCTCACCGCAAGTATAAATGATTTCCTGTATTTTGTCAAGAAATATTTTTAAAAATATAGGTTTTTCTTTAAGAAAAGCCTTGACATTATAAAGGAAATCCTGTATAATATAGGTGTCAGGAGGAGCGGAAAGCTCACCAGAAAGGAGAACAGACCAATGGATGAAAAAACAAAAGCTCTGAAAGAGCTGCTGGAAATCTTGGTCGAACATCCCGATCTTGCAGAGCGGATAACGATCACGATCAAACCCAACAGAATCATTCAGAGCAACGAGACCCCCACGGATAACAAGTAATCCGTAAGAGCAGGGCGGCGGGTAGGAGCCGCCGCCCTCGCTTTTTAATTATAACCACCCACCGATGAAAAATCAAGGAGAATATATATGAACAGAGAGCGCAGAAAGGCCCTGCAGACCATCGTTGATCAGCTTGAAACCCTCCAGATGCAACTTGAGGAAATCCAGACCGAGGAAGAAGAATACCGGGACAACATCCCCGAAAACTTCCAGAGCGGCGAACGGTACGAGCGTATCGAAGAAATCTGCGAAAGCCTGTCCGATGCAGTAAGCAGTCTGGAAGATGCCACCAGCAGCATTGAAGAAGCGATTGAGTAAGGAGAAGCGCCATGACCATCCGAGAATTTGCAAAGCTGAACAACTTCCCCATCAAGGGCAAGCTGACCCGCATTCCTGATGAGGTCGAATACGACTTCAACGACCAGCCGCACAACTGCAAGCGGTACGTTGACGAGGATTTCAATGAATACGGCATCCATGAGGACGGCTTCATTGTTGCCATCCCCTGTGAAAAGGCTTGGGGCCTCAGCATCAAAGAGAAGTCCCGGATCGCCGCCATGATTGAAAAGGAACGCATGGAAGCCAGCCAGCGGCGCGGCTCCTATGAATGGTAAAGGAGTAGACCATGAAAATTTCCGATATTCGCGCTTCCCTCCAGCGTCTGGCCGAAAGGCTGGATAACCAGTGGGCATACGCCCGGTCTGATGCCGAGATGGACATTGCTGCCGGCCGTGCCGAGTACAACGATGACGGAGAGAGGCTGCCTACCGAGCCGGAGATCAGCTACTACGGCATGATTGCCGCATTTGAAACGCTCGGCGGCGAATGGAAACGCAACGCCGATGGCCGCCACTGGCTGTGCCTTGGCGGAATCGTGGCAAGCACCCAGAGCAAGTGATTTTGAAAGCTGTGCTATCTGGCTATACGGGCGTTCGGAGGATATGACGATGAAACTTTACAAATATTCCGGCACCATCGAAGAGTTTGCCGTTGAGCGTGGCCGAATCTCCTACATCAAACTCTTTGATGTGACCGACTTCGACAAAGCACCCACCCGGCTGGAAGTCTTCGGTGCGCTGAGCGAGTACATCGAGGCCATCGAGAGCACGGATGCCGAAGAACGGTACATCAAGAGCGATTGGTATTTTGACAGCAATCTGTATCTGTACCGCATCGAGATCCCCGGCAGCGAGGTTGGCCGCCCGGCGAAAATCATCACCCAGAGCCCGCACAACATCGAGCGGCTGGAAATCTTCGGCCAGCAGGACTACATCAAGACCAGCAAGCCGGAATCCATGTCCGGCAAAGAAATTTACCGCTGGGTCGACTGGGAACGTGAAAATATGAATTGACGAGGGATTAAACAATGACAGACGAAAAGATTATTGCCAGGATGCAGGCCGATCAGGAGCAGGGCTGGCCGCTGTGTCCCCGCTGCGGCGAGAGGATGCCGGACAAGCTGACCCACGGTGCATTGAGCCGCCACGCCAAGGGCGTGTACATCTGCGAGGCTTGCGGCACCGATGAAGCCCTCCGGGACTGGATCGGAAACGTCAAACCCCTGTCTGACTGGGTGCTGGTTCGCGTATACAACGGAGATCTTCGGAGGTAATCGATGACGTGAGCGTTGAAGATGCTGCGCAGATGAAGTTCTAAGAAAACAAAAAATCCCCCTCCACTTTGCCTACACATACCCCGCGAGGTTCGCAGGGCTTCGACAAAGCAGAGGGGGATTTTTGCGCGCCGCCGGAGCAGCCAAATATAAAATCAAGAGTGGACCATGCCGGGCCACTCTCTACAAAAGCCGAAGCTTTTCAAGTGCCTCTATTTTACACGGCACTCATGCAGCAGTCAAGACTTTTTGCCAAGTGCTGCGGTCATAACATCAAAGGCGTGTTCGATAACAGCGTCCAGCACCTCGTCGGTGATAGCCCAGCGGATAGCCGCCGGGCACTTGGCGCGGAGAGCCGCGAACACCTGCTTCTTCTTTTTGGCGCCCTGCCCGCTGCCCATGATGGACAGTTCAGCTTTTTCGACCAGCTCCAGCGCCAGATCCTTGACGGTGGCCTTGTAGCCCAGCCGGATGCCACCGACTGCCAGTGCGATAAAGCCCGCCAGCATCAGGACGATGGCGACGGGAGCAGGAATGAAGTTCAACATAGCTTCCATGATATTGCCTCCTATAAGCATCAGCGGCGCAGAGAGCTACCCCTGCGCCGTTTTGTCGTGTTGGTTATATCGGATGTTTCACAGGTACTTGGAAGCCCCAGAAATTGCCCGCCAACTGGCAGGGCCGCAGATGCCGTCCACGGCCAGTCCGTGCGCCTCCTGCGCTTTCAGCAGAGCGTTCTCGGTGCCCTCGCCGAAAATGCCGTCCGGGGTCAGCCCCAGCAGCCGCTGGAGCATCTTCGTGGCTGCACGGTTTGCATCCCCGGTGCAACCCCGGCGGATGGTCGGCAGGACGAACTTCAGGTAGGTCGTGGACGGGTAGTGCTTTTTTGCATCGCACAGCCACGTCGCCTTTGTCCCGCGCGTATCGGCATGGCAGAACATATTCCCGGCGTACCAGTAGATGCCAATGCCGCCGAAGCCGACCGCCGAGGCAAGGATACCCAGAGCGACCGGGTTCAGGCTCCGATCTTCAAGCCTCCAATCGGCGGCCATACCGTAGCGGTGACGGCTATTCGTACCGCCGCCAGCGTCCTGATTGCGCTTCAGACAGCGGTAGCCGGAAGTGATCTTGATCTTCTTCCCGACCACATCCCGGATACGCTGGAGCTTCTCGGCCAGCTCCGGGTCTACCATCTGAGTTCCGCAGCCGCACGGGCAGTCGAACTCGTACCGGCTGAAATTCTTCGTCAGCGCGGTTTTGTCGCCGCGCTTATAGGTGATAACACTCACGCTTCATGCCTCCTTATAAGAAGTCGTGCTTTTGAAGCCGCTCATTGTACACCCGTTTGATATTCGCTACCGCACAGATGCAGCGGTTGTTTTTGTAGTCGGGGTGACTGCGGCAGTAGTCCTCATAGGCATCAA